ATTAAGAGGAATACCCATAAAGGATTTAGACTCTTCACTATACAAGTCGTCTACAGCACCTGTTACACCTGCTTTCTCGGCAAACTCATCTCCCATAGCCACTTGTGCTCTTGCACCTTTTTCTCTTACTTGTTGGTCTAGTTTTTCTTTGTCTTCTGGAGTTTTAGCTTCTGCTCTTTTTTGTAATGCTTGTTGGAAATCTCTGTAGGCATCTTTAGTTTGATCGTCTGCCTTATCCATCATTTGTTGTATTTCTCCAGCATTATCTTTTAATGCTGTAGCCATTGTTGCAGTAGCTTTAGAAGCTACAGATTGGCCTCTATCTCTTGTAGCACCTGCATATCCCATACCTTTTTTAATGTTACCAGCTAACTGGTCCATTCTATTTTCAGAGTCTTCAAATGCTATGGCGTCTGCGTATTGTCCTCCGCCTTTACCTAATCCTTTAGAAGGGTCTGACTCTTCTCTAAATTTAATATTTCCTGTTCTATCTGTTTCTGCTCTTACAAGTCCTTTACCACCTACACGAAGCTTACGCATATTCTTTTGGTTTGTAACCATTGCTTCGTCTGAGAAAAAGTCTTTAGCTGCTCCCTTTTCAAATGTTCCTGCAGTAGACTCTCGCATTTCTCCTGTAGCAGTATCTTCTATAACTTTACCTGCCTGAGACATTTTAACGTCTGTGGATATTTCTCCTTTAGGATCTTTATCTGTATCTTCTTTATCTCTGAATTGTCCCTCTGCTCTTTTTCTAGCAGCAGCCTGTTCAGGAGTCATTTGATATGCTGTTTGTTTTGTTTCTATAGGTTGATCAAAATTCTGTGGTTGTGGACCTCCTCCACCGCCTCCAGGACCTGGGCCTCCGCCACCGCCTGGACCTGGACCTGGACCTGGGCCAGGACCACCGCCTCCTGGGCCTGCACCTCCTCCTCTTTGATTCATAGATTTAAGTATCTTTAATATACCTGTATTTTGTTTTTCTATGAAGTGTCTAGATTGTGCAGCTCTTTTGTTATGTTTCTTTTGACCTTGTGTATTGATTCTTAGAATATCTAGATTTTTATCTATCTTCTTAGCTGCGTCCCTTTCTCTCTTAAAGGTTACAACTTCTTTGGCGATCTGTAAATTGTTGGCAACGTTGTTTTGCTTTGCCATATCAGCAAGCTCTTTTCTTTCTCCTTTTGCTTCACTTTCTAAATCTTGTATGGCTTGCTCTAAAGCAGTATATTCTTTAGAGTCTCCTATTGCTCCTTTATCAGGATCAGGGTCCATCTTAGACATTTTGTCTAATAGTTTATCTAGATCTTTTTCGCCAAATTTGGGCATTTAATTTTCCTCTACCAACTTTCTCTTTGTTGTTTTTCTTTCTTTGCCTTCTTATCCAGATGTTCAATCAACATTGAAACATATATACTCCTTTCCCACGGCATCATATTCTCTAGTTCCGATAAAGAATATTGATGTTCTTGCATTAACAGGAAATTAGTCTTGTAATAGTTTTCAAGACTTTCCTGAGAAAGGATTAGCCGAAAAAATGTTCGTAACCATTAATTTTTATACGGTTATCCCTTTCACAATGCGCGCATGTATATTCTATTTCATGCTCAAGCACTGGCATTCTATCAAAGAAATCTCTAATTTCATTAAATGTATCTATTGGAAGATCGTTTACGAAACTGGTTACTTCTTCCTCAGTTTCGTCCTTGATGCTATATTGTTCTTCCCCATCCACAACATAATCTATACACTTAGCAACAAGTTCAGCATCATTAAGAGTTTCTACTAACTTACCTAATCTTGCTGTAGGGTATCTTAAAGATACACCCATTGTTTCTGATATCTTTACAAAATTATCTGGCCTATCTTCTAGTCCTGTAATTTTAAAGTCTTTTAAATCCATAGTGTAGTTTATAGATTTCTTACACTCTGGATTGCCACAAATTAATCTGAATTCTGTTTCAGCTCCTTGTGATTGATTTCTTATTTGTAAAAACAAATCTTGTAAATCAAACATTGGCAAATCGTAGGCATCAAAGCCTTCGTCTTGCACACAATTATTAACGACTTGGGCACATGCATCAACCATCTCCCCAAACTCGCCACCTTCACTTGCCAACATAAGGATTTTTTCTTCTTTAACTTTAAAGGGTGTAAACTTTACTTCCCTTCCGTCAGAAGCTACCTGTCCTCTTATTATTGGCGTATCTAATTTTGGTAGTGCCATAATTTTCTCCTATTATATAGTTTTATTTAGATCTACGTCTATAGCTCTAGATTTCCAGTAAGCGCTGGAAACAATTAATGTTGTCCTTGCTATACTTACTGCTCCCATAGACAAAGGAACCAAGTTAAGAACTTTAGGCGTAGCTTCCATCAACTGCCATTGTCCTCGTATATTGCCTTCTTTATCTAATTGGTTAATAAGTATTTCTCCAAACTGATCGTCGGGAAATCTTACTTGTTTAGATGTTGCATTAACACAATGCGACATCCATCTTTCAAATACATATCTAAGGTTCCAGTCTACATCAGAATAAAAAGTAATGTTTATTTCATTACCTAAAAATCCCATGTTTGTATTTCTGTAGAAAACCCAGTTTCCGTATTGTTGTTCTTTGTTAGATAATACCATACCAGGTATTTGAACTTCTTCACATAGTAAAGCACATTCGTTACTAGCTAAACCTATGTCAGTAGTAGACTGTCCAGGCATCTCTAGATCTAAAGCCTGTGGAAATTTCACATGTGCCTCAAATCTTTCTGTAAATGCCATTGGCATAGTTCTTACTTTATTAATAAAGCCTAATTGGCTACTAGATCCAAACTCTCCACTACCTAATCTCTTAGGTTGAAGCATTGTCATGGCAGCATCTCCGTTTTGATAATTACTATCAATTGCCATTAAAAGCCTCCTATTGTGTTTCTACGTTTTCTCTCTGGTCTTTCCATAGTATTTCTATAAATTTCTTGTGGACCAACACCACCTTTAAATTGTTGAACAGGTAAAAATATAGCTGACTTCCAATTAAAAGGATTTATCTCATACATCTTACCTGCCTGTTGACTTAAATATTTCTTTACAGCTCCTCTCAATTCTGGAAACCTACTAAAGTTTCTTATTTGTGGCCAAGAAGATCTTAACGTTGTATCTGACTCCATCTCTGTAGCTGGCATTAGTTTATCTAATAGTTTAGCTCTTATTAGAGGTGGTAAGTAATGTAAGTTAATACCACTGAATCCTTTAGGTAGTTGATCTACCATTATAATTAAAGGAAAGTTATCATAATAAGGTAAGTCTGCTTTTGTTTTAGGGTCGTATTCAAACAAATACATTTTACCCACTTCTAATTGTGTAGCAAATTTACCTAAGTCTGATTGATACAATTCGTTAGGATTTGTAAGGTGTCTGGCATAACTACGAACTTGTTGCTGATACCAGTTCGCAGATTTGTCAACATCTCCTGCTCTCAATCTTATTTCTGTAAATGGTGTCTTATCCGCCATGTAAGTATTTATAACTAAATGCCCAACTCCTTCTCGGTTATAATCATAAATTCCATATTTTGTTTTTTACAAAAGTCTTTTGCAGACTTCCATTTGGCTTCGTTTACTCCGTATTGTGCAACCTCTTGTAGATATCTTTTTGTTTTACGTTTTTGTGTTGCTGGAGGTTTTGTAAAACGTTCTGGTTTTACTTCTACAAGATAACGTTTCTTGTTATCAACTTCTATATAGAAATCTACCATATATCTGTGAACTTTATTATCTAATGGATTACGATAAGGTATCTTTATTTCTTCTGATACCCAGCCTGTTATAGAGTCATTAAGATCACACCAATTCATAAACTTTAGTTCATAACTAGAACGATAGGTGATTTTTGTTATGTCACCCAAGTATTTCAAAGGTTTTTTAGGAATAAACCTTCCTTTGTATATTTCTTTAGCGTAAACCATATAAATAATAAAAAGATTAACTAGAGGTATTTATATGGCATTATTCGAAAGAAATCCTGAAGGCTTTAATGACGCTGTTAGTAGACAACGAGAGTCTAGGAAAAGTTTTGATGAGGCAGGAAGTTTCAAAGGCATACAAGGTATGTTATCTCAGTTTCCGCAAGAGTTATATTCGGAAAGCCAACCTAACGGAATACGTTTCTTAATAAACGCCAGAAGTAATTCTGCTGCCGCTGTAGCAGCTAAAGAAGCAGGAACACTTCCAGATCAAGGTGAATACCAAGAAAGATATACAAAAGAAAATAGAGCCAAAGCAGAACAATACGATAACGTATTGGCAGGGTCAAGTGCCTTAGCAGCTGGTATAGGAACAGCAACAGCCATTAAGTCTGGTAAAGCATTTAAGAATGCCTCAAACTTTGGTAAAACAATGATAACAGGTGGCGGAGCTATATTAGGAGCAGCGACAGGTAAAGCATTAGCAGATACAGTAACTACTGTAAGACTAGCAGATCAGATTGCTTTGTATGTTCCTCAATCTATAATTACACAATACCAAGCCAACTACGATCAAGCAGAATTAGGATTAGCAGGTTTACTTACAACAGGTAGAGGCGCTGTAAGTTCTTTCCTTTCAGGAGAAGGTGCAGAACAAATAGCAAGAGGATTGGCAGGTAGTGTAGCCAATATACCTAAAGCGGCAGGTGTCAATGCAGACTTTGGTGCAGCAATAGAAGCAACAAGTAAGAAGATTGCAAACCCATTTAAAGAACAATTATTTAAAAGTATGGGTTTCAGAAAGTTTTCTTTTAGTTATTCATTTGCTCCTAGAAATGAAGAAGAGTTTGTTCAAGTAGATAGGATTGTAAAATTATTTAAATATCATATGCACCCTACTACCTCACAAAAAGATCAGTTCTTAATTTATCCTTCAGAGTTTACAATACAGTTTGAACATCTAAATCACGAAACAAAACAGGTTGAAGAAAATATACACATGCCTAAAATATCATCAGTGGTATTAGAAGGTATGAAAGTAGTATATGGACCTGATGGTTTATTTCAAACATTCCAAGATAGTAGAGGTAAACCTACAGAAATAACAATGGAACTAAACTTTGCAGAACTAGAAACACTAACTGCCAAACGAATAGAACAGGGATTCTAATATGTATTTTAAAGCAATGCCTAAAATGGTGTATCCTTACAAGGATAAAAATAAACAAAAGATCTTTACAACTGTTCCTGATATATTTCGTAGAGTTCAATTAGATCCGTTTTTTAAAAATAGAAACGCTATGATAGATGTTTTTATAAATGACGGAGAAACACCTGAGTCCATAGCACATGATTTTTATGGCTCTACAAAAGATCATTGGATAGTATTATTGGCTAATGATATTGTAGATGTAAAAAGAGAATGGCCTTTATCAACAGAAGATGTTGTTAGATATGCTAAAGATAAATATGGTGAAAACAATATATCAGATGTCCATCATTATGTTTTAAAAACAGATAGAGATATAATTGTAGATTGGGACGCAGCTAAAGTAGCTAGTGGAGATTATGTAGAAATTACTAACTTACAATATGAAGAAGATTTGAATGATAAGAAAAGACAAATATTTATTTTACGTCCTGAAAATGTAACAGATCTAATACAACAATACAAAAAGTTGATTAAATAATGAGTAAACGTCCATGTCGGGAGTAGAACAAGAAAGTATAACAAAAGCAGGTGATGTTGCCTTAGACGAATTATTATTGATGTCTGGCGACGGAGAAGTTTTTGATTTCAAACCATTTTTTCTAGATATTGTATTGCGTGAGGATATGTGGTCGCCTACAATGTTTGGCGAAGTTACAGTTACAGACGCTGCCAATATAATCAATAGAGCACCTATCAGAGGTGGCGAAATACTTAATATAAAACTAAGAACAAAAACATTAGATGATACTCCTAACAACGTTATAAACAAATCCTTTCAAATATATGCAGTAGAAAATAGAATACTTAATAATGATAGAGAGTCATTTTACACTTTAAAATTTACTTCAATAGAAGGAATAAGTGATCAAGCAAAAAGTATATCTCAAGCATACGGACATGATGACTCTACTACAACAGATTTGATAGCTCTAAAGATATGGGAAGATCATTGTCAAGAATTCAGAAGAATAGATGAAAAGAAAGATTTATCTAATCTTGTAATAGGAGATACACCTCATAGTTCAAGAATACAATTTACTTCTAACTATTGGACACCATTTCAAATATTACAATACTTAACTAAAAAGAGTTCAGGTAATAAACACAAGGGAGCAGATTTTGTTTTCTTTGAATCTAATAAAAACTTTTATTTTACATCTATACAAAACATAATACAAACACAAAAAGATAATGGTTTGTTTGAACATTATGTTTATGAACAATCAGGACAAGATTTAAAACATAGAGATACAGGAGATGATTTTGTAGGTGCTGGATTACCTAAAGCATTTTCTAAAATAGAAGAAATGACTATACCAAGAACTGTAGATATATTAGCAGGACAAGATAGTGGTTATTATGCTTCTGCTCTTACTGCTTACGATATGTTTACTAAAGAATCTGCAGAATATTTTATAGATGGTAGAAACAATTTTGCAGACTTTGTTCATACAGAAGAAGGAACAACTATACCTATGGGCATACAAAGAAATCCTTATTCATACTTGAATGTTAAATATTTAAATATGCTAACATCTCCAGGTATGCAAGGTGGACTTTCAGAAGGTTCTAAGGGTGCAGCAGCTAATGTTAATATGGCTGAAGCACCATTATTAAGACAAAATTATTTTAATTCATTTACAGATAATAGATTTGAATTAATTGTTCCAGGAAGAACAGATATAGAAGTAGGTAGAATGATTAAAATAGCATATCCTACAACAGGAGATAAAGCGCCAGACTTAACATACGATGAAATAGTAGACCCTGTAATATCAGGAAACTTTTTAATAACAGCAATAAGACATACAGTAAATCAAACAGATTATAAAATGATATTAGAAGTATGTAAGAATGGATTAGCACAAGGAACAGGACCTGAAGATGATGTTGTTCCTGTATTAGGGAAGGGAACATAATGGGAGATAAAAATTACGGAAAACTAAACATACCAGACTTTATATGGTGGTTAGGTGTTGTAGAAGATAATAACGATATAGCAATGGCTGGTAGAGTCAAGGTTAGAATTATAGGTTATCATACAGGAAATAGAGAAGCACTACCCATAAAACATTTGCCTTATGCTATACCAGTTAATTCTGTGGCAAACGCAGCAATGAATGGCATAATGGAAAATCA